ATTCAATTCCTTGGAATGTACTTTCTAAAGGATTCCATATGGATTCAGGAGCTACTGTTGTTACAATTGGTAGTATATATGAAACTAGTGGACAAACTGCATTTGAGTGTGGAGTGGCAGATTTTAGAAATGACCCAGAAACTCAAGAAAACCCTTACTATTTTATCTATTCAAGAAAATATACAGTATGTTTTGCTGGTGGATTTGATGGTTGGGACATTTATGAAGAATCAAGAACAAATACAGATAGATTCCAATTAGGGGCATCAGGTTATTTAGCAGGAGCTTATCCTTCTTCAAGATATCCGACAGCAACAGGTGATGGTATGTTCAAGAGAATTATTGTACAAAATAATACTCAAGACTTTGCAAACACTGACTACTACGCTTACTTACTTGGTATTCTAACATTTGCAAATCCTGAAGCAACAAATATTAACGTATTTGCAACTTCAAGTATTGATTATGTATTCAATTCAAATTTATGTGAAGCAGCAATTAACATGGTTCAATTCCAAAGAGCTGATTCTGTTTATATTGTAACAACACCTGACTATAACATGTATCTTCCAGATTCAACTGACCCTCAAGCGATTATCTATCCACAAGAGGCTGTTGATAACTTAGATAACACAGGAATTGATTCAAACTATACGGCAACTTACTATCCTTGGATTTTAACAAGAGATACAGTTAACAATACACAAATCTATTTACCGGCAACTGGTGAGGTTTGTAGAAACTTAGCTTTGACAGATAACATTGCATTCCCTTGGTTCGCATCAGCGGGTTACACAAGAGGTTTAGTAAACTCAATCAAAGCGAGAGTTAAGTTAACTCAAGAAGATAGAGATACTCTTTACCAAGGTAGAATCAACCCAATCGCAACATTCGCGGACGTTGGAACTGTAATTTGGGGTAACAAAACACTTCAAGTTGCTGACACAGCTCTTAACAGATTAAACGTAAGAAGATTGTTATTACAAGCTCGTAAGTTAATTTCAGCTGTAGCGGTTAGATTGTTATTTGAACAAAACGACCAAGTGGTGAGACAACAATTCTTGGATAGTGTTAACCCAATCTTAGATGGTATTAGAAGAGATAGAGGTCTTTATGACTTCCGTGTAACGGTATCTTCTTCACCTGAAGACTTAGATAGAAACACTTTAACAGGTAAAATTTATCTTAAACCAACTAAAGCTCTTGAATTCATTGATATTGAATTCTTTATCACACCTACAGGAGCTTCATTTGAAAATATCTAATAAAAATAAGGGGGAGTTAATCTCCCCCATTTTTTAGCCAACAATGAGAACAAGAATAATAGAAGGATTTAAAGACGACAAAACACCAGATTTAAAATATTATGCCTTTGATTGGGATGATAATATTGTTCACATGCCGACAAAAATAATTGTGAAAGATGAAGATGGAGAAGAAGTAGGTATGAGTACCGATGACTTTGCGGAACATAGACATCATATTGGTAAAGAAAATTTCAAATATAAAGGTCACACGATTGTTGGTTTTGCTGAAAACCCATTTAGAAACTTTAGAACTGAGGGTGATAAAGATTTTATTGTAGATGCAATGAAAGCCAAGGAAGGTCCAGCATTTGATGATTTCAGAGAAGCAATAAATAACGGTTCAATTTTTTCAATCATTACAGCAAGAGGTCACAACCCAAACACTTTAAAACAAGCAATATACAACTATATCATCAATGATTTCAACGGAATCAGTAAAGATGAATTAGTTAAGAACTTAAAGAAATATAGGACTTTTTCAGGAGAAGAGGAGATGTCTGATAATGAGTTAATTAAAACTTATTTAGCTCTCAACAAATACCACCCCGTTTCTTTCGGAGACGAAAAAGGTGCGTCTAATCCTGAAGAGGCTAAGGTTCGTGCGATGGATGAATTTGTGGACTATATAAAAGGAATGGCTGCTGTACTTAATAAAAGAGCATTTCTAAAAAATGATATAGCTAATAAGTTTGTACCAGGTATGCCTTCTATTGGGTTTTCAGATGATGACCCAAAAAACATAGAAGTAATGAATAAACACTTTAAAAATAAACCAGATAATATAGTTAAAACTTATTCTACTGCTGGAGGAACTAAGAAGGAAGTTAAATAAGGATATTCTTTTTAAAAAACAAAGTAAAGGGAAAAATTTTTCAACACCACTATATTTATCAATTATAAACATAGAAACAAAAATTTAATAATATGGCTGATTTACTAATGAAAATGCCTCTTCCTTATGAACCGAAACGTCAGAATCGTTTTATTTTAAGATTCCCGTCAAGTTTAGGAATTAATGAGTGGTTTGTAGAAAGTGCTGCAAGACCTCACATTACAATTAATGCTACTGAGATACCATTCCTTAACACATCAACATATGTTGCGGGAAGATTCACTTGGCAAACCATTAACGTGGTGTTCAGAGACCCAATCGGACCATCAGCTGCTCAAGCTCTTATGGAGTGGGTTCGTCTATGTGCGGAATCTGTTACAGGTCGTATGGGTTATGCTGCAGGTTACAAAAAAGATGTGGATATTGAAATGTTAGACCCAACAGGGGTTGTTGTTGAAAAATGGATTATGTATGGTACATTTATGACAGACGTTAACTTCAATCAGTTGGCATACAACCAAGACGGTTTAGCAACAATTGCAGCTACGATGAGAATGGACAGATGTGTGTTAGTGTACTAATACTCTTTATAAAAATTTATTTACCATTATATTTAACCGTATAGACATAAACTATACGGTTAATTTTTTTATATGCAAGACCAATCAAGAGAATACGGACAAAAAGACTTTTCACTTCCACATGACGTGGTTCCTTTACCATCAGGTGGAGTGTTCTACAAAAATAAAAAGAAATCATTAAAGGTGGGTTATTTAACCGCTGCTGATGAGAATATCTTAATGGGTGGGGTTGCTGATTTGGCGGTCAACTTGTTAAGAGCGAAGGTCTACGAACCAGATGTTAGAATAGAAGATTTATTAGAAGGAGATATTGAAGCGATTTTAATATTCTTAAGAAACACTTCTTTCGGACATGAGATGGTTGTAAATTTAACAGACCCCGTTACAAGAAAACCATTCCAAACAACAGTTGATTTGGGTGTGTTAAGTATAGTTGAAGGTCAAAAACCAAACGAAGATGGTACATTTTCATTAATGTTACCGAAGTCTCAAACTTCAATTAAAGTTAAACCATTATCATATGGGGAAATAATGGAAATTGAAAAAATGGCTGATTCATACCCACAAGGTAGAGTAGCACCAAAAGTAACTTGGAGACTTACAAAACAAATCGTTGAGTTGAATGGTTCAACAGACAAAGGAGAAATTGTGAAATTTATTGAACAAATGCCAATCGCTGATTCCAAATTCTTGAAAAAGTTTATGGATGAGAATGAACCAAAATTAGATATGAAGAAAACAGTAACAACCCCATCAGGAGAATTGCTAACGGTTAACGTTGGTTTTGGGGTGGACTTTTTTCGCCCTTTCTTCTGATTATAGGAAAAGTCAATTAGATGAATTCTACTATTTGACTAAGTTGTTGAATATCTCTTACAGTGATTTTTTACAAATGCCGATTTTCGCAAGAAAATATTTATTAGATAAATGGATTGAAGAAAATAAAAAAGACTGAATTTTCAGTCTTTTTGTATTTATAAGAAAAGTTAATATATGCCTAACGAACAAAACCCGATTGATTACTTCAAGGAACTCACCGATAAAATGGAAGAGTACCGTAAGAATGGGTTGGTTGCATTTTTCACAGATATTGGTAGAGCGATTACTGACTTAGATGTTTATGGTGGTGCAATCAATAAGGCTTTCGGCGAAACAAGGCAGAGGATTGGTGATATCAAAACTGCATTGGCAGATGCTACCCCTCGTATTGATAGACTTGGTGGTGACCTCGCATCAGCCCAACAAGCTATTCAGGATATTGCGTTAGGGACTAAAAGGAATGTTATTGCAACAACAGAACAAACTGAAAAACTCTATGCTGCGTTTAAAGTAACTGGTGTTGAGATTAGAAGTTTAGTTGATGGATTTGAAGATGTTGGGGTTGGCGTTGGTCAAATGTCCAAACAAATTGAAAACTCTGTTCAATATATTCAAAGTATAGGTGCAAACACTAAGCAAGTGTTTGGTGTTGTCACCAATAATATGGACCAATTGAATCGTTACCAGTTTGAGGGTGGCGTTCAAGGATTAACTAAAATGGCGGCACAAGCTTCAATGTTGAGGTTTGACATGAGGGAAACATTCAATTTAGCGGATAATTTATACAAACCTGAAAGAGCTATTGAAGTAGCATCAGCGTTCCAAAGATTAGGATTAGCTGTTGGTGACTTGGCAGACCCATTCAGATTAATGAATGATTCAATTAATAATCCACAAGGAATACAAGATAGTTTAGTTAATGTTGCAAAACAATTTACTTACTTAGATGATAAAACAAAAA